GAGTTTCATTCCAGTGATGTACGGAGGTGGAAGCGGAGTTAAGGATACGTTTACCGCTTGATTTTCTTGGCCTTGTAACGTTGGATCAACGGTCATTACGCAGCTCCTCTACGTGTTTGGAATGCAATTTGTCGAGAAATCATTGAGGCAAGTTCAACCTCATCCATTCCCTGTGAAGGATAGATATTAAAGGTTGCTCCTGCTGTTCCACCCTTAGTAAGCAGGTTGATCATTGCCTTGTCGCGCTTTGAAAGTCCGTCTGGATCAAGAGGCTCGATGCGCTCTGGGCGACCAGCCTCAGCAACTCTAGCAAGCGTTCCACCTTGACTTGGGAAGACGATTCCGCCCTTTGCAAAGTTAACTGGAAGAATCTCTCGTATTTCTTGAATATCAGAACCAATTTTTACTCTGTTCGCAGCGCGAATTAAAAGGTTGATTCCTTTAATTATAAGGTTAACACCGCGAATAACAAAGTTGACGACACTTTCTAGTCCGTTCTTAAGTCCGTCCCATAGCCCAGCAGCAAGGTTTGTAATTCTGTTCTTTATATTACTGATAAATGGATAAATCGTGTTGTCCCAGAAGCCTTTTACCTTATTCCATGCGGTACTTAGTGCGTCAGAAATAAAGTTCCATATCGCGCTTGCTCTGGTCTTTACTGCGTTAACTACTCCGCTGACAAATGGATAGATGGTGTTATCCCAGAAACCCTTAACCGTGTTCCATACCGCGGAGATCTTGTCAAAGATCCAGTCCCAGATCTTTGCGCCAAACGCCTTTACCTTATCAACTATTCCAGTGATAAATGGAAGAATGGTGTTATTCCACCAGCCAGACACGAGATCCCATACTGCCTTAATCTTGTCAAATAGGAAGTCCCAGATGATAAGACCGATGCCAATAAAGATCTCAACGATGGCCTTAAAGAAGTTAAATATCCTAGTAAACTCTGCCTCGACAGCGCTCCATATAAGTTTAAGTCCGTCAAGAATAAAGTCCCAGATCTTTCCGCCGATCTCGGCGATCTTATCAAAGACTCCTTTTATAAACTCAAATGCCGCACCGATGGCGTCCTTAATCGCGGCCCAGACACGTTGTACTGCCTCGCGGAATCCTTCGTTCTTGTTATAAAGAACAACGAATATGGCAACAAGTGCAACTATTAAAGCAATAACCGCTCCGATAGGGTTTGCTATCATCGCCGCGGCAAGTAGGCGGAAGCCAGTGGTAACAACGGTAAGTACTGTTTTAAGAACTCTAAACACAGTCATTATGACGCCGATCGCACCGACAACTAGATTAAATGCGCCAATTAAGATACCAGAGAGAACAAAGCCAAAGAACTTAACAACCTTAATAAGTGCGCCCATGGCAAGAAGGAATCCACTTATTGGTCCAAGTACCTTTAGAATAGCCGCTACTACTGGGCTTTCAAGAACCTTAATAAGTATTCCTAATCCAACGTTAAGAGTGTCAAAGAAGGTCTTTATCGTGGAGCTTTCAGTAAGAAGGTCAATTATCTTCAAGAAGTTTACAATAAATGTTGCAAACGAAGGAGCAGCCTCGTTTGTTTTAGTTAGTATGCTACCAAAGATTGGAGCACCCTGCTTTAAGGTGTCCCAAAAAATCTTGAGGTTGGGATCCGCTCCGGCCTTTAGAATCTCCTTGATAAACGCGCCGATGGACTCCAAGGCAGCCGTGGCGTTCTCGGCGGAGCTTAGGAAAAATTCCTGTAATGTCTTTTGACCTTCTGCCGTGTCACCAAACGCATTAAAGTCGGCAAGTATTCTTTCCAACCAGTCAAGAATAAACCAGCCAGCGCCTCCTGGCGCAAAGTTAGCTTCAATTAAGGTGCCAAGAGCTCCAAAGGTCTCTCGAAATACGTCGCCGATCTCGCCCGCGATCTCTCCTGCGAGGTTAAAGAACTCTGTAAGCTTTGATATACCTTCCTCGGTGTCAAGAAACGCCTCGTACTCCGCGCTGCTTTTTTCTAGCCACTCTAGGAACTTCTTAGTCAGTGGGTCAAGCGCGATTAGGTACGAAAGGAATATGCCCCAGACGTTACCAATTATTCGTCCAAGAATCTCAATGTTTTCTGCTGCATCCTCAAATACCGTGCCAAGATCCTTTAGGTTTCCAGACTCCGTGATTGCCTTTGCGATAGACACTGCTGCTTTTCCAAGGGCGGTACCAATTTGCTCAACGCCTTTTGTGATCGTAGGCCAAGCCTTATCAACTATAAGTTGAATTGCCTCGGTAAGTCCAGGTAAGAACGCACCGGCCGCGATCTCCTTAAGCTCGTCGATCTTTGGCTTTAGGCTCGCGATAAACTTTGCAAACTTCTTTTGAGACTCAGTCAGTCCCGCAAGCGGGTCGTCTGCGCCTGAACCGTCTCCTCCAGCCTTAGCCTTTGCAAGATCGTCCTTGGCGTCTTGTAGATTTTCACGAGCGTCAGCCTCGCGCTCAGCGGCGTTACGCTCAGCCTTACTTAGATCTTCTCGTGCTTCACCGACTGCCTTATCAGCCTCGGCCTTTGCCTTACGCGCTGATATAACTGAGTCAAGTCCTTCAACTCCAGTCTTGGCAAGACGCTCTTGCTCTGTCGCTAGATCCCTATTCTTATCCTTGGCACGACGTAGGTTTAAGTCCGCCTCACGAAACGCAAGCTCTGCCTCGCGACGAGCACGTGAGTTTGGTGGCAGGTCTTGTACGCGAGCAAGTGTCTTACGCGCGTCCTCAAGTTCATTTGCCGCGCGTACCTCAGCAAGCGCCGCGTCCTCAGCATCAAATCCAAGTTGTTGAAGCTCTTCCTTACCTGCCTCAAGAGCTTTGTTAAGTGCCTCCTGTGCCTCGGTTGCATCTTCTGTTGCTTCTTTAATTGTTTTGTTGGCTTCAACTATAGCTTCTTTGTTGTCTCTTATTGTGCGAAGAAGATTTTTTCGCGCGTCTCGAACTCTTCTTTCCTGCGCTGTAAGATCTTTTTCTGCGCCTTTAGTCTGCTTGTTTAGCTTTGATACCGCGGCACCTATCCCACTTAGGGCCAGTTTTGCTACCGCGGCGCCAGCACCGATGGAAACAAGAACGCTTCCGAGAACTAAGAGTGACGGCGCCGCGCCGGCCGCTGCTGCTCCTAATGATACAAGCCCAGTCACTAAAGAACCTAAAGAGGAGAGGAGGACGCTTATTGTACTTTGTAAGAAGATTCCTGCTCTGTTAAGACTTGCAAATTGCTTCTGCGCTGCTATTGACTTTCCTATGAAGTCATTGCTAAATATCTTTGCACCACTAGGGCCAAAGGCTCTACCAAACGCACCGCCAAACGTCTTTCCAGCTTTTGCACCAGCGTTGCCAGCAACACTGCTAAGACGATTTAGATCTCGTCTAACAGAACCTTCAAAGCCAGCAGTAATTGGCTTGATGATGATAAATGCTTCTCCGACTACTGCCATTCTGTCCTCACCTCCTCTCTATAGTTTAATGTATTTAGTTTTAGTTTTAGTTTCCAAAAGGCGCGTCAAGTACTGATCCAAAAGGTTTTACCGCGTTTGGATCAAAGTTTGTCGGAGCCACGTATGGCTTCGGCTTTGACGCTGGGCTGAATGGCTCGGGCAACTTCTCTTGCGGAACATCAAAGTCTTTAACCTCGTTAAAGTTTCTTTCCGTTTTCGTTGACGTATATTTATATGAACTATTGTATAAACTCCCGTACAGGTTTGTGCGGGTTCTATCACGTGCCTCTGCCTGTTCAGCGGAGGTGTAGTTCAAATCGTCCTCGAAGAAGTAATGAAGAACGTCTAGCATGTCATCTGCTTCCATGCTTGCGAGTTGCAGTCCGTTCACTATCGCCTTTCCATTCACGTATGGCCAGAGGTCAATCCCCCACTCTAGGAGACTTCTGGCCGCTCCGTAGGGCGGCCTGAGTATTCCTCTACTAACCAAGCCGTAATTTCTGCCAATGTTTCAACTGTTACGATTTTTTCTGGGTGCTCAAGTAGCGCCTCAAAGCGTACAAAACTTTCCTCAATAAGAACTTGCTTAAAGAACTTGTTGATAAGTTGTGCTGCCTTTGCTGGATCGTCTGACCCCGCGTCTGCGACAAGTGAAAGCATTAGCTTTCCTTGTACTTGTGGGACACAGCTAAACTCCTCGCCGTGTAGCTTGAATGACAGCGGTTCTGCTGGAGCAGTACCTGCCGATCCAGCACCGAAGTCCTTGAATCTTTTCTCGGTCATTATCTCTCTTTCTTCCTATGTCTTCGAGACGGTTGTCTCGTATTTTTATCCTATCAAAGTAACGCTAGATACAGGTTATCTTTCAGGTATCTATTTGCACGAAAACCTGGATGTGAAACCTGTCTAGTGTAGACTACTCTTCCACCTGCTGTAAACCTCAACGCTTGTCGTCTAGTAGGGACGATTATGTGTGGAGGTGAACCTTCATGGTGTAACAACGCGTAGTTAAGAGTTGAACCGACTGCCCAGTATGGGCCAGTCACGTCTCTGCTACGCCGTGCATGAATTGATGCTCCTAAGGCGCCAGTTCTTTTTCCAACCTTTGCCTTTGCAGCTGCCTGCACGACAAGTGCACGACGACGCATGTCACGATCAACAGCGCCACCAGGACCACGAAGCATGTGATCCATTGCCTTGTTAAACTTAACTATTACTGTCATTATGGGACCACCATTGAAATCTGCATGTTGACTACAGTGAATCCGCCTTCAGTGTTAGGTGAGTCAATTGTTGCAATTACTCCCATTCCTAAACTTGTTTCATCCCAAGGATCAAGCACCTTCATTGCCTCCATGAGAATCCATGCGTCAATCGCAGAAAGATACGAGCCTTCCTCGATCTTTTCTGCAGTTGGAGGACGACCATTTTGCCCGACGACAGGAATTTCTCGCGACACTGACACAGTTACCACGGCTGTTTTTGGCATATCGCAGCGCTGTGGAGTTGACGCTTGGTCTCCTGGAGTTCCTAAGTACATTTGAATAAAACCTACAACCAACTGTTCACAGTCAATTGTTGGTTGACCCATTGTCCAATACCTACGTTGAGGCAGAGGCACGTTATATGAGGTGTAGACAGATTCTACTCTTTCAAGAACACCATCCATCATGTTTTTAAGGTTAAGAGCGTCTGATGATACGTCTGTTATGTCTCTTACTGCCACTTTTTTCCTTTCGTCGTTTTACTCAGAGCCAACAGTGAAGGCGTTTACGCTCGATGACGCAAGCTTAACTGCTAGGTTTCCATCGCAAACAAAGACAGTCTCCGTTTGTGAATTATCTTCTGGGTCTGGGCGAGAGGCGTATAGGTCCCAGGTTCCAGGGTCAACAAGACCGAGTACTGGGTAGGTATCATCGTAGGGAACTGTAAACGTGATCTTCTCAGTGGAAGAGTTGATGCTCACTCCTGAGGTAATAATCTTAGATTTTGACTCGCTGTAGTTACGAATAGTAAGCTCTGTGGTCCACTCTGGATCAAGCAAGAAGTCTGCGTTTAGATAATCAAGAGTAACTGTAAGTGTGCCGTTTCCATTACCTGGAACGTTTATGTCAAGGGCGCTAGTTCCAAGCTTAGGCGGCTTTGTTGTGTAGCGACGCGCACGAGGAACATCAGGTGTGAACACGCGTGCCTTTGCGCGTGCCTTATCTGGGTTCACAGACTTAAGGAAAAGGTCAACCGCATATATTCCAGTGCGTAGATCATCTATAAAATCTTGACTGTCTAGCAAGGTGTAAGAAACACCTTGACGTGATATTGACGTTACGCGCTGTGGCAAGGCACAATCGTCATCGCCTGTCCACAACTTTACAAATTCAATTGCAAGTGTTCGTGCAGCCATCTTACCCATAGTAGGTGGATAAACTCCGTAGGAATATGTAACCTCTATATTGCAAGGTGTCCACGGTACTCCTGCGGCTGCCTGGATAGTTGAGTGGTCTACCAGGTAGTAGGTT